AGGTAGTCTTGACCTCCATTGAGGTGTATTTCCTCACTGCCTGCACGCCAAACCGCTCTGCCAGTGTTTGTATCTGGCCGTTTTCATTAAACGCAATTGGATTCAACGGGCCGGCAATTCCAGCAACGGCAGCAACGCCGTCAACAATCCGTTGCGCTGCTGGCATGTCATTTGCGTCAATTGCCCTACGGTAATCCACCTCGTACCGAGAAACACGCGATTGCGTCAGTTGGCTCCTTCCAACAGGGACGACGACTCCAGATCCTGTGAACCTCAAAGCGAAACGCTCGGTGAACTCTGGCACGCTTATCCCCGCTCTGTCCGCCAGTGTGGCAACCATCCTAGCCGACATTGCCGCATTTAGCCTGAGCGTGGACTCCTTGATTTGCTTGGTCTTTGTAAGCGTACTGTTGATTGGCGCAAACGCTGCCTGAAGTTCTTCAAATATCTTATCCGCGAGCGCTTTAGTCTCGGGAGCCTCGCTGATGTTAGCTTGAGAGAATGCCAACTCCTGCTTGCGCAACTCACTCAACTGAGCGTTCAGTTCCTTAATCTTCTCGGTGTTTTCAAGAAGTTTGTCCCGAACCTCCTGCGCCTGCGCCGGCAACGCCGCAACGGCCGCTAATGACTCCTGCGCTTTCGCTTTCTCCTCGTCTGTTGCAGCAGCATCAACCCCGGCCTGCAGGGCAGCAACAGCTTCGGGCGTGGCGACCGTGGCAATGTTTTGCACCAATTCAGCAAGCTGAGCCTTTAGCTTCTCGGTTTCTTCCTTCAGCTTTTCCTGATCTTGCTCCAGCCTTGCCCTGCTCTGCATGAGTCCAGTCAGTGTCCCATGCGTCTGCATCTGCTCCTGAACAACCTGCCTGAGTTCGCTTACGTTTGGAGAGTTCTCCCCAAATCTAACGACCTCAGACAATGGCTGCCCATGCTCGGTTGGAATCAGAAACTCGATGTACTTGCCAATCTCAATAGGCAGATCTTGCCCCTTGCCGTCCAAGACGAGTTGGTCGTAAGCACGCTCATCAACTCCTAGGTTGATTGCCTGCTGCCTTGGACTTTGCCCTACTGATTCCCAATACTGAGTCCACGCATCAATAGGAAAGTACACTGTGCTTACCGGGCCGCCCTCTGCTGCCATCTGCGCCTGCAGTGCTTGAAGGTTTGGAACCAACTGAGGAGTTTCAGTGTTTGCCACTCCATTCGCCAGTGCCTGAACGTGTTCGACTTGAGCTTGAGCGTAGGCCGCCGCATCAACCGCATTTCGATATGAGCTAACTATGGCAGGCGCATACGAGATTCCTCCAGTGATGGCAAAAGCAATCGCTTCGTCAATCCACTGCTCGGTATCAATGCCGGCTTTTTCCCATCCAAGAATAACTCGAGTCAACCCGCCAATCCGTTCTTCTGTCCACTCAGTCAGTGGCCCATCCCACCCAACATTCTGAAGACCCAACTCTTTCCGAAACTGCGAAAGCGTTTTCGTTGGGTTGAACTTCAGGTATCGGGCTGCAATCGCTGACATGAAGCCGGTGACTCCAACTGCTTCAAAGAGTTTCTCGTATCCCTTGCTAATCCTAAACCCAAGCATCTCCGTCCCGATTTCGATGTACTGCTCCCCATAAGACCGGGCGAGTGATTGAAGGAATGACTGCTCGGTCTCTTTGAATACAGCGTTCAGCTTTACCGCTTCCGCGTCAGCTTGCTCGTCCGTCAGTCCTTTGAACTGAGGAAGTTGCTTCCTGAATGTTTCAACAGCAACGCGAGCAGCACCCCCGGTTGCTGTCATTGCAGCTACTCTCGTCGCTCCAGAAATTAAAGAAGACCCTGCTCGATAAGTTCCAGAGCGCATCATCTTCTTTGCAGCAGTTGCGCTAAACGACTTGGACAGGCTTTTGCGCAAACCAAGCATTGTGCCTTTGAACCCCGCTTTTGCTGCTGCGCTTGCAGCAGTTCCAACCCCCATGGACGTCCCTATTTCTCCAGCAAACGCAGGCAACTGCATCAAGATGTCCGTGACCCTTGCGCCTCGACTAGACCCTCTTCTTACTTCGTTGTCCTGCTTCAGCAGGAAAGCCCAATCGTCAGTCGTCATTTTGCCGGCTTCAGCCCTATTGGCAATTTGCTTGAACCGAACAAGGCCTTCCGCATCCCCGGCCGAAGCCACATACGGAATCATTTTAGCTTTTTCAAAACTCTGCGAAATCGAATCAGTCCATCCTCGAGGGTCTGTTGGCAGTTCAACCCTTTGCTCTGTTGGAGCATTCATGGCTTTTGCCAACTCTCTCATTGATTCAGATTGAGACTTCTCATCTGCGTATAGCGTTTGACCGGAAAACGCCGCGCCAAACTGCTCAAACCAACTCATGTTTTGGGCAGTAAATGCCCTCGAGCGCCTTCGCTGTATTTCGTCGCTAGGAGCGATATCGACCTCGTAGCCCTCTTGCCTGAGATAATCAACAATCTGAGACCTCGTCTTTTTGTCAAAAAGCCCCTGCTCTTGTGGATCAAACTCCTTCAGAGTTCGCTCTACAGTCATCATCGACTCAATGTCGTTCTGCGAGATTTTGGCGTGATTAGGGTTTAAGAGGTATTCTGATGTCTTTGGGTAATTTTCAGCCAACGCACGGTAGTCTATTGCTGGCGCAAACTTTTTATCTTCAGGCGGAAGATTGCTGACTATCTCGGGAGGAACTGCCAGTCGTCTGGCAATGTTCATGTCCGTCGCATGCTGCTTTGGGTCCGTTGACGTGGCACTCGCCATCATCAACCGAAGTGCCGCTGCTTTTTTATCGCTAAATGCTTTCAGCGACGAATCATTTTCGCCAGCAGTATCAAATGGATCCATTGCTATTCAAATCTGATGTTTGGCCTTGCCTTTTCCTGTGATCGCTTCCACAATCTGTAAGCTATTTCTTCAACCTTTTTTTCCGTTGGTTTTGGCTCATTGATAGAATCAGCATAGTCATAGATTTCAGCCAGAAAATCTGCGCCTATTTTTTCATACGGAATTCTAGCCTTTTTCTCAAACTCAGCAAGTTCTTGAGGCTTTAACTTTGCCAAGTCTCGAAATGAATGTCTTTCGTTTCTGAAAATTAAGTTTTCTTTCACTGCCTCGTCGATTGTCATTTTTGAACCAAATCGACGCATTTGCTGATAGTCAACAAGTTGCTGCTTTTTCTTTTGTTCCCCAAAATATGCTGGAGCGGTATTTAGCAGTTCTCTGAATAGCTTTGTTTCAAACTCTTTCCTTTTTTCAGCGTCGCCGGGATGCGACTGCTCTGCTAAATCCTTCGCTACTGTCCTTGTCGTATCCTCAAGCGACTTCAGCCATGGATCTGGCTTTTTTCGCTCAGCCTCAAACGATTGTTTTGCCCCGGTAACAACTGCCATTTCCTCGGCAGTTTTAGGCCAAAAATTGGAAACCTCTGCTTGCCTGTCTTTAAAGTCTTGCGCCGTGCTGTTGCTGTTCAAGTCCTTAATCTTTGGAGAAAGCCACTCAGCAATAATCCATTCGGCTGATGTTTTTTTGTCCGCATCAAACAACTCTTTAATGTTTGGAGTTGTAGACATTGCAATGTGGGGCCAATCTGCAATCACGTCTTTTACATGAGGAGGGATGCTATTGCTCTCCCATTGCGACTTTATAATTCCAAGCCTTTGTTTTGCTGCTTCAGTTGAAGGCGAATGTAACGATTGATCAATAGCTGCCAATCTCTGCTGTTGCTCAAAAGATAATTGGTCGTGCCTAAAATCACCTCTTACCTCTGCATAGCGTTTGCCATTAATTAGTTCTTTATATAAAGCATCTGCAATTGCGGATTGTTCTGTTCTCTGTTGTTGGAGATGGTTGTCTGCCAGAGATTCAATATGGCGAATTGCTTTTGCTCTGGCTTCAGCATTCTCATCTCCCGGCAACACCTTCCTTATTTCTTCTAACGCCGCCCTTTTCGCGGCTGCAGATACCTGTTCTGGAACAAGCGCCTGCTTACTGGAGTTAACTATATCTAACGTATTTTCCCATACTCTCTGCCCTACTCCTATGGAACCGTCTTTTTCTTTGTGCTCTTTGATTTGTCCCTGTGCCCACGCTTTTACAGGCGCAGAAAAAGCATTCGCCAATTTTGAGTCATCCATTAATGCCATGGCCTTTTCATAGCGCTTTAAACGAATCAGGCTTTTCAACGCTTCATCCGTTATTTTGCTCACCTCCTTATTTATTTCGAGTTCAATGGCCTCTGGTGCAGGCTTGGATGGCGCAGCATCGTATTTCTGCTTGATTGCGCCTGTTATCGCCTCAACAGTTTCCCTTATGCTTATTGGATCCACTGAGTCAGGCTCATTGGTAGCTTTCATGCCAATGGCCCTATCGATTGTGAACAGGGCATTGTCTGAAACTGCTTCAGCTTTCTTTTGGCGTTCCTGAGCAATCCGAATTGCCATGGACGATTCAAAAGATGCTCGCATGGATTGAGTGGCCTGCATAAACCGAATTCGTTGATTCGGGTTTAAGCCCTCCGAAATGCCATTCAAATCGTTCTGAAACGACTGCGCCACTTTCGATGCGTTGGCAAACAACTGGTCCCCTTGCATCACGGAGATGCCTACCATCCCTCCGTCTTGCCCGTCAGAGTAGCGGTGCTTTGTGTCGGATTGGTACGCTTTCGATACGGCATCCGTTAAAGCCAAGTTGTCGGCTTTCTCCTGTTCCTCGCGATAAATCTGCTGCAGTGTGCCTCCGACGTTTTGAAGCGCCCTTCCAATCCCTGCGCCAAACGCTTCCGGTGTTGCTGCGCTTGGATTAAGCATCGGTCCGGGCATTGCCCCCGGTTGTACCTGTGGTCCTGCTACTGGTGCTGTAGGCATTTGAATGTGATACTGGTGGCTTAACTCTTTTTCATCAGCGCCAATGTCTGGCCTGACTGCGCAATCCCGCTGATCCCGGCCGCTCCTGCCTGAGCGTAAGACGACATCATTCCAAGGCTGCCCTGAATAGATTGCGAGTTTGCCGACAAGCGGTATCCCCAAGCCTCCATTGCTGCGTTGTTGCGAACTCGGAGTGCGTCAACTTCCCCCCACTTTGCTGCGTCTTTCTGCATTTCCAGTGCAGTGCCGTCATCAAGCGCCACGTTCTGCGCTGCATAGGATACACGCTGCTTCCCGATTGTTTGCTGAGTGTTGTATCGAACAACCTGCTCTTGAATCTGGCCTTTCTCAAGCGAGTACTCTCCCTGCTTGCGCCCGATAAGCGCATTCAGTTCGTACATCTGCTGCTGCATTTTCCCCGCCTGAATGCTCGCGTAGGCAGAGAACCCGGCTCCAATCAGGCTTGCTCCAATTGACCCATACCCCGCTGCTGTTGATACATCTGGCATAGCTTATTGAGTGGACGTTGATAACCGTGGCACGATTGACAGAATTGAAAGTGGCAGTGGATCCCGTTGCTCGATTGCAATCTGTCCCTGCTTTTCCCATGTCGATGCCGTTGGGATCTCAATCATGCCTGTTTTTAGGTAAACCTCATCTCCCCATTTCTCTGTGGCACGCTGCTTGAACTCGGTGTAGTTCTTGCCGTCTCCAGATGCCCATATCCCACGCGACGACTCAACAAACACGCTGACCCTGTTGATGAGCTTCTTCTTGTCTGACAGGGTTTCCTGTTGAGTCAAATCCAGCGACAACGTCTTAATCCGAGAGACATACGGGATGCCAATGTGGATGAAAACTGCTGTGCGCTGCAGCGTCACAACACCAGTGGAAGACACTTCAAGGCCGGCCTGAACATTCCCGTCAGCTAGTGCCGAGACAGTTTTCCCGGCCAAGTGAGACAGTGTCGCTATAGTGTCCACCGCCCTGTACCAGTCGGTTGTTGTAAAAGGGTTAGGTTCTGGCTTGCCCGGAACAGGTCCACCCGGAACGGCAGGAGGCAATTCTCTTGCAAACGACGGAATGCAATTAACGCTTGTGGCACTGTTCCATTGAATTACACGGTACGAAATCGTTCGCTCAAAAAACTCATCGTACACCTCAAACGCATTCCCTACGTCACTTGTTTGAAATAAAGGGGCGCTTGAAGTTATCTCCACATTTGTCTGCAAGTCGTACAAATCCGACCTATCATAAGTTATGGAAATGGTTGACGTATTTGTCGCGCCATAAGGAGCGCCAATTCTGTTTGATCCGTTGTACGTGCCGGCGCAGTCCAGATAAATGGAGTTCAGTTTGATGTTCGCAAAATCGGCCGGCGGCCGGCGATACATGCGTTCAAGAAAACGCTTTTGGACTCCGTTCACGTCGCGCCGAACAAGGACGTAAACAGCATCAACGTCATCCTCGGGAAGGCTTACAACGTCTTCAAAAAAACCGTCAGTGGTATGCCTGTGCCACGCCACAATTTCGTGCTCCTTGACGTAGGTCAACCCTAGCATAACCCCGTCATTCCGAATAACCCACGCCACTGAATGCGGGATTTGCTGGAAACTCCAGTTGTTAATCTGGTAGCCATCAAACAGGTGCGCTGCAAAAACAGTCAGGTCTCGACCTGTGTACCCGTCAACCTGAAGGTCGTACCGAAAGTCTCGTACAGAGTTCTTTCTGGCCTGCACGTACAGGATGTTGTTTGCGATGATAATCGGCTGAATCTCTGCTGCCCCTACATATCCCTGCTGCCTCAGATTAATTGCCTGTGGACGTATCGCGCCGTCTTGGTCTCCAGCGGCAATCCATTCCCCGGAACTTGTAAGGATAACCAAACTGCCAACCTCAACGACATGCCGAACCTCCGAAACCTCTCTGCCTTGAATCGTAAAGGTAATGCCATCGTCATCTTTGAATGGGCTGGAGCGAGTGAAGTTTTTGATGGATCCAGAGCGAGACATCCACACCTTCTCAATGGCAGCGTCGGTCGAAGCGTAGATTTGACGCTGCTGATAAAACCCCACGCATCCCGGATAGTTTCCAGCGCTAAACATGGGGATGTTGATTGCCGGCGTGTCCGAATAGTCAGGAGATATATTTGAGTCCTCAAACTCAGTTCCCTTGCTGACTCCAATGTACCCAAATGAGTTTTGTTTGGCGGTTGATTTGTAAATGTAATACTCGGCTGCCCCTGTGACTGAAGTCCAAGTAATCTTATTGTAACTCGTTCCGGTAGTGAGTTTTCCGTTCGCATTGCTTGACCCGTCGCTTGCGGCAATGCTTTCTTCATACGTTTCTGATGCAGCAGCGGTTACCAAGTAGCGAACATACTTTCCCTTACTGATTTCGTCGGATGATGCGGCGCCTCCCGCACCAACGCTTCCCGATGAAACTGCAACTCCGGTGACAGGACTAACAGCAGGATTTGTCTGCTGATCATCCAATGTGAAGGTGGTGAATCCGCCGACAAGACCTCTCTTAAGCACTTTTGGCGGATGACTCTTGTGGACAATGGTCAACTCGTTCCCTGACTGAACAAACTGCAGGCTAGAAAGTTGGCTCGAGGTGTATGTGGTATTCACAACCAAATTACCTCCGCCAGATTGGGCAAGCTGAAGTCCTTTGCGGAACACCTCGATTTTTAAATGACTGAACAGCAGGAGATACGTGTGCTCTGCATTATACACAAACTTCCACAGGCGCTGGTTGCTGTTGGTTGCTGTTACGAGGTTGTCGTTGGTTGTCTTCAGGTACTCAAACCCCGGCCGGTTGTAAACGCCGCCGTGCCGCATCACGATGAAGTTTTCGCACTCGGCAAGCCCAGATTGATACTTTGCCTGATCCGCTCGAGCGTACAGCGCTGGAGCTATCTCCCCGCCGGCAAATGATCGTTGGACAAATGACGTCGCCATGACTAACCAACGCTAAATCCGCTTGGGAAAATTGCCAAATCATTCGCTCCCCCAATCGTCGGAGTGAACCGAGAGTTTACAAACTCCGTATCGATATCGCGAATTGACTGTTCTTCGTTTGTGGCAATGCGCTTGGCCGCCTCCAAATCCATCACAAACCCCTGCATTGCCTGCTTCCTGAAGTTGTCTGCAGCGGACAGTGGCATGCATATCTCGGCGGCAATGTGCCACGAAAGCGCACTCGCAAACATGGGGTCGAAAAGCGACGGGTCTGTTTCCCTGTACGTGATTTCGGCAACTGCGTTTTCCACGTCGGTAAAAATCAACTTACCGTCAGAATCCCGGCCTATGGCATAGGGCGCGGCAACGGGTTCTCGACGTCCCATGGTCGTGACGATTCGACGGACAGCAAGCGCCGAGGTCGGATACCTGTACCTGTATGCCCAGTCGGTCTTCCAAGGGGTGGAGTCTTCGTCTGAGACCAACGCTAACTCAGAGTAGGCTTTTGCAAAAGGCCAATGGAAATCACGCAAAAACCGCTCGACGCTTTGGTCGTAAACGACTCGGCATGCGGCTGCCTCAACCGAGTTCTCTTCAATGCTGGTGATGAAGCTGCTGATCCCAATGCGGGATAACGCAGTGTTGCAGATGTTGACTTTGTTGATTGGCATAAAAAAAGACGGCTCCCTCGCCATTATGCGTGAAGGAGCCGTCAGTTGAAGGATCCCGAAGAATCTAATCCACGGGTATCCTTACATTTTTACTGCGTGACTCGCCGGCGACGTCGCGTAGGAGCAGTTTCAAGGCCGCCTTCATCGGGTTCATCCGATTCAGCTTCCTCTAACGGTTCTGGATCCAGCTTCTGCATCCACGTCTTAGAAAACCATTCCAGACTCGGAAGCGTAAACTCAGACCCCACCGGCTTCAGTTCGGAGTGAATGAAGCCGGGACGAATCGCCCTAACGCGAAATCCATTTTCAGCCATAATTAGCGAATCGCGACTGCGTCAGTGTAAATCTTCTGAGCCGTCACGCCACGCACCAGCGCTGCCTTAACGGTTGCAGCAGGACTTCCCGTGCCGCCGACCGTGTAGTTTAAGCGCAGGAACTTCTCGTAGTCGCCATAAGGCAGGCAAGCAATCAGCACTTGCCCACCGGCGGCTGGAAGCGGGATGGCAGCAGACGTGTACAGCGTAACCGGAGTGCTAAACCCCGAGGTATCGTCCGTCTGAAGCGCCACCGTCAACGTAGGGGATGTCCCTGCTACTCCGGTCACATTGACCTGCAGGTAAATGTCCTCGCCGACACCCAAGTCCCTTGCGGTATTGGAGCCAAAGGCAGTGTTACTGAACAACGGTTGAAGATCCAGAATGTCAGTGCTCGCGGTCGTTCCCGAAGCAAGCACCTGATTATCCGAAAACAGATTTTGACGATCAATAATAGCCATAGTGAGTATCCTCTCTTTCTAATTTTTGTTGACCTTACACAACTGCAGCTTCTGTCTCAAGGATTTGATCAACCGTTTCGATTGGAATCCCACGGAATTTGGTGATTGGCTTGCCATCGAAGTTGTCGATAGAAAGCTGATTCCCGGCTTTTGTGAGCGCCTGAATATCAAGCATTTCACGAACCGTGCGATTGCAGTAAAACACTGCCCGACCTGAGCCGAGAGCAGGAATGCGGTGAATCGCCTTGATCATCAACTTGGTCAAGTCAGCAGCGCTGGACTCTGCAACGAGGTTGCCCACGTTGATGTTTGCGATACGCACGGCATAGCGCCAATCACGCACTGCCAATCCGCACTTCCATTGCCAACGGTCAACGAACGCCTTCATGCGTCCCGTACCGATGCCAGTGCCAGTCTGGATGAGTTGCTCTCCGAGATCCTCATGCGTGAGTCCAGCCTTGGAACCTTTGGGATAAATCCCGTGGATGGTGTTCTCGCCCCACACAATCAACCAGACACTGGTGTTGTCGGACGAGCCACTTGGGTTAGGACCAGAAAGCACGTTTTGAGCAATGGTCCCGCTGAGCGAGTTGTAGCGAGGAGCAAACCCGGTGAATGCCTCTGGAGTCGTGTTCCCGTTGCCGTAGAACAGATACTGAGCCATCGACTGGTTCATTGCCTCGACGAACGCTCCTGCTTCCGACAAGCGGAATCCAGAGTCGTTTCCGTTGAGACGCACAAGATCGACGTCGCACTCCGAGATTGCCTCGAGCATTGCGCACTGTTCGTCAATTTGCGCCGTGGTTGATTTGCTCGGGGTTACGCCCTCGTTCAACCGGCGAGCAGTAATCGTCGGCAATCCGGTGCGGACAGTCGTGCGATGTCCGGTCGGAAGGTTGCCCTCTTTCCAGAGCATTCCATCAAGGATGGAGTTGTTCTGCTTGAGGAGTTCGACGATTGCTTGGATTTTCCCATCGGGGTCAATGCGCTTGGCAATGTCCGAAAGGGTTGCGACATTAGATGATAGAATAGCCATAGATTAACTTTCTTGCTGAGCCGACATGCTCGGATACATCAAGTCGGCGATTCTGCGAGAGTCTCGGGGTTGAGCCTGAGCTTGGACGAACCCGTCCTCCTTCATTGCCTTCCCAATGCGCGACAACAGGCGGATTAACTCCACGTTGTTGCCGTATCCTGACTCGCTAATTTCTTTTTTGAATTCAGGAGTCCCGAACCGATCGAGAACCGATCTAGCGCTTCCCAATGCTGATTCAAGATTCTGTCCACCAACTTCCTTGTCCGCTCGAGTTTGCTCTGCCCACTTGGTTTTTTGCTCCTCAACAATAGCCGCGATTCGTTTTTCTCCCTCGGCCCTCATTTGGACGTCGCGGTCTACGATCTTCTGCGCAGCCTCTTTTGATAAGCCAAGTTCCTTGGCAAGGGCTTTCGTAGAGCTTTCGTAGTAAGAAACGTCAACGCCCTCTTCCCGTGGGAAGTTGAAAACGTAATCTACTTCTTGTTGTTGGGCATTCGCGTTCCCAGCATTTGCATTCTGGCCGGCCTGAGCAGCAGACTGTTGAGTCTGTTGCGGTGCTGGCGCTGACTGCCCTTGCTGAGCCTGCGAATTCTGCTGCGTGGGATCTGCTGGTGTAGCCTCGAGACCCCCGGGTAATTCGGTTGGCATAAGTTAAAAGTAACGATTTCCCGCAAAAGTAAACAACTATTTCAACTGGCACTCCTGAGTCATCCTAACGTACTCTTCAGGAGCCACTTTCAGGAGGTCAGACAATAGCTTCAAGCCAATGTTTCGCTGCCCTTCGTTGAAGAAAGTTTCGCTATTCCCCGTGTATGAGAGTTTGTAAAGACCTGCACTCTCGAGTATTCTCCACACAAATCTTCTCCCTGAATGAGTCTCCATGACAGAAATCAAGTCCGCATTGTCTTGGTCACGTTTGCGTCGTGCCTTGCCTTCTACCTCTGCAATCTGCTGGGGGTCCGATGCGTTCATGCGTTGTTCAAAAAGAAAGATCGTTAGAGCAATGCCGGGGGTCTATTTGTAGAGGTACATCAGGATAAATCCATCCCCGCCCTTTCCTCCGCTGCCTCCTGCATACGAGGAATTTTGTGATGGGTCGTACATTGACCCACCTCCTCCACCACCGCACCCCAACCCTCCATTTGCTCCATTTCCAGCCCTATATGCGCCTCCAGCAAAAACAGCAGTCATAGAGTCTGCAGACGCTCCACCTGCGCCTCCCCAGAAGATATTGAACGTCGGATTTCCAGATACAACTGTTGCGTCAATAGTGCTGGATGACCCTGCTACGCCGGCGTAATTTACCGCACCGCCGTTGTAGTATAGCATGTAATTGCTATCCAATACATTTCCTCCATTAAACGTATTTGGAGACGTCGCGGCATCCACGCCTCCTCCTGACGCCCCTGCAGAAACGTATGTCGTTTGCGTGCTGTAAGTCACATGTGTCGGTGGAACGCCTGCCGCACCGTACATTCCTGCCCCTCCATATTGCACATTTTGCAACCATGGAGAAGCAAGTGTAAGTGTCCCTCCACTGGAGCTACTTGAAGAAGCGCCTTGCCCAAAATTTCCGCTCAAACCACCAGAATTGATGTAGTACCCACAATCTGCAATTACCGTGGTCGGGGTTCCTCCGTTTGGAACCGATGAAAATTGAAGCAGCGTTCCGGTTCCTGCCGATCCATGATTTGACTGTCCGGTCACTAAATCCGGGACACCACCAGCACCACCGGTTCCGATAATGTATGAAAGCGTTGCGTTATCAACGCACACTTTTTCTCTGTGACAGAAAATGCCGTGACCTCCACCTGCTCCGCCAGATATTGCTGAATATGAAATACTTGCCCCAGAACCACCGCCGCCACCGCCACTGCACGCATAAATGTCAGCGTAAACATATCCCGGAGGGATTGAATACGAACCGCTTCCGGGCGTTGACAGTAATACCTGAAGAATAGCGTAGGATCCTCCTGCGTTTGCTGGCTCCCATCGATTATCCGTGGCGTTCCATCCTAAAACTTGACCTCCTGACGGAGCAGCGGAGGAAACAGTCCTGCCTTGAATTTTTTGCACGGTAGCGCTTACAGAACCGCTACCGGACGCAGCCACGTCTCCAGTTAATTCCGTTATGCCGCTGCCACCACCACCCGCAGCTCCCCATGACACAACACTCCCGTTCGTTGTGAGCACCTTCCCGCTATTTCCAGTTTGACTCGGAACAAGAGCGTTGATGGCGTTTGCTGCATTGGTCTGCCCTGTGCCTCCGTTCGCAATGGCAACCGTCCCCGTGACGTTCGTTGCCGTGCCTGTAAACGCAGTGGTTTGGGTTGTGTTGTCTCCAAACTTGATGCCAGTCGTGTCCACGGACAATGCGGCCGATGCGTCTGGCGCAACGCCAACGCCAACACGTCCGTTGTTTGCTACAACAAATGCGGTTGCGTCTGGGTTCGCCTCATCTTCCACTCGCAGGGCTTCGCCTGTGCCAAGTTGAGTAACACGCAGGGCTGGGAGAGTGTCGGTAG